AACGATGAATTTCACATTGTTGTTTCTGACGCAGGAGGTTTATTTACAGGCGTTAAAGGTACTATTTTAGAAGTGTGGCCATTTGTTTCTAAGGCATATGACGCTCAACAAAATAATGTGTCAACATATTATAAACAATACTTGTATGATAATTCACAATATATTCTTGCTGTAGATCCAGTTGATTATTCAAATACACATACAACTTGGGGTCAATTATCCGCAAACACCAATTTTGCCAGAACATCTGTAGCTAATACATCATTAGCATTAACTGGTGGTTCAGATGATGTTGGTACAGATGGTAATATACAAACTGGCTATCAATTGTTTCAAAACAAAGAATATGTAGATATTTCACTAGTATTGACTGGTGGTTATGACACTACTGTACAACAATATGTTATCGACAATATTGCCAACTACCGTGGAGATTGTGTGGCGTTCTTATCACCACCACAAACATCAGTTGTTAATCAAGCAGGTTCTGAATCCGCTAATATTGTTACCTGGTTAGGCACATTAGCAAGAAGCACTTCTTATGCTGTTGTTGATTCTGGTTGGAAATACATGTACGACAAGTACAACAACACATATCGTTGGATTCCATTGAACGGTGACATTGCCGGTCTATGTGCTTATACAGATCAAATTAGAGACCCATGGTTCTCACCCGCTGGTTTAAATCGTGGTAATATCAAAAATGCTATTAAACTAGCATGGAACCCACAAAAATCTTATAGAGATACTCTATATGCCGCAGGCGTAAATCCAGTTGTTTCATTCCCCGGTAACGGCATTGTACTATTTGGAGATAAAACACTACAAGCAAAACCATCAGCTTTTGATCGTATTAATGTTCGTAGACTGTTCATTGTACTAGAAAAATCAATTGCACAAGCAGCTAAATATTCATTGTTTGAATTTAACGATGATTTTACTCGTGCTCAATTTGTTGCTTTAGTAACTCCTTTCTTACGTGAAGTACAAGGTCGCCGTGGTATCACAGACTTCAAAGTTGTTTGCGATAAGTCAAACAACACAGCACAAGTTATTGATTCTAACCAATTCGTTGGTGACATCTATATCAAACCTGCTCGTTCAATTAATTTTATTCAATTGAATTTTGTTGCTGTTGGTACTGGTGTTGACTTCTCAACAGTTGTTGGTGCAGTCTAATAAATAAATCCAATATAGGAGAAAACAATGGCATTTAATGTAACAGAATTTAGAGCAAATCTGACAGGTGACGGTGCTAGACCGAACCTGTTCTCAGTTACAATGGCTTTGCCTACAATCGTATTAAATGGCTCCGCAGCGGGTCAAAAGATTACGTTTATGGCAAAAACAGCGCAACTACCAGGTTCTACAATTGGTACTGTACCACTACAATACTTCGGTCGTGAAGTTAAGTTTGTTGGTAACAGAACATTTGCAGACTGGACAATAACAATCATTAACGATGAAGATTTCTTAATTAGAAACGCAATCGAAAATTGGATGAATTCTTTGAATAGTAATCAAGGAAACGTTAGAGCCGCAAACGCAACTAATTCAACACAATATTCAACCGACGCTCTCGTAACACAATACGGTAAAGCCGGTGCTGATATTAAAGATTATACGTTTGTTGGTATGTTTCCCACAGATTTGGCACCAATTGATTTAGATTGGGCAGCAAACGATACTATTGAAGAATATTCAGTAACATTTGCTTATCAATACTGGAACTCAAATACTACTACCTAATGTTATACTGGAGAACCTTTTGGTTCTCCTTTATGTTTTTTTGTGAGATTGAAATTTAAATAATATGACACCAAATAATAAGTTTAGCCTTTTCGGATTTACAATTTCTCGTGAGCAGGACGAGGAAGATAAAAAAGTCCAACAATCATTCTCACCTCCGAGTAATGATGATGGAGCGTTAACAATAACTTCTGCGGCCTACTACGGCACATATGTTGACCTGGACGGTACAGCAAAAAATGAAGTAGAACTAATATCAAGATATCGTGAAATGTCGATGCAACCTGAGATTGAAGGTGCAATTGATGATATAGTTAATGAAGCCATTTGTGAAGATAAAGATGGCAATATAACACAAATTATTTTAGATGACTTAGAACAGCCAACTAAAATCAAAAATGCAATCAAAGAAGAATTCAATACGATTTGTCGCCTATTCAACTATAAAAATATGGCACATGATATCTTTCGTAGATACTATATTGATGGTCGTTTATTTTATCACATTATTATTGACAGAGAAAAACCAACTGAAGGTATTAAAGAATTAAGATATATTGACCCACGTAAATTACGTAAAGTTCGTGAAATTAAAAAACGTAAAGATGAACGTACTAATGTAGAAATCATGGATGTGGTCAACGAGTACTATATTTTTAACGACAAGGTAACTACTGGATCGTCTTCCAGCTTTGGTCCAGTTGGTATTCGTATCACGACAGATTCAATTATATCTATAGTCTCAGGACTCATGGATTCACGTAGAGCAGTTGTTTTATCTTACTTACATAAAGCAATTAAGCCTTTAAATCAATTACGTATGATTGAAGATGCGACTGTTATCTATCGTATCTCTCGTGCACCTGAAAGACGTATATTTTATATTGACGTTGGTAACTTGCCTAAATTAAAGGCTGAACAATACCTACGTGACATTATGGTCAAGTATAAGAATAAGTTGGTGTATGATGCCAACACAGGTGAAGTAAGAGATGACAGAAAGTTTTTATCAATGATGGAAGACTTCTGGTTACCACGTAGAGAAGGCGGCAAAGGTACTGAGATTACTACATTGCCTGGTGGTCAAAACTTAGGTGAATTAGAAGATGTTAAGTATTTTGAAAAGAAACTATATAAGTCTTTGTGTGTACCAGTTTCACGTATTAATCCAGATCAACAAGGTTTCTCTTTAGGTAAAGTTAACGAAATCACTAGAGATGAATTGAAGTTTGCTAAGTTTGTTGATAGACTCCGTAATAAATTTTCTGATGTATTTGACCAAGCTTTGCGTGTTCAATGCGTAATGAAAGGTATTTGTACAGACGAAGAATGGAATTTATTTAAAGAAAAGATTCAATATGATTTTGTTAAAGATAATAATTTTGCAGAATTAAAAGATGCAGAGTTAGTTAGAGAACGAGTTTCTCTATTATCTGAACTAGATCCATTTGTTGGTACATATTTTTCTCAAGCATGGGTACAACGTAATGTATTACATTTGACTGATGATGATATTAAAGTAATGCAAGAAGAAATTGAGGAAGAAAAGGCGTTAGGTTTAGGTGTGCCAGTTGCAGTATCCAATCAAATTGTTCAACAACAAATGATGAGCGATATTCCAAATCAACCAACACATCCAGATGATTTGGAAGCAAAAGAAGCCGAACAAGAAACTTCAAAAAAGAATGAAGAAAAATCATTCGATAGACTTAAACGAATATTATAGGAGAACAAAATGTCAGATTACTCAACAAGAAATATTATAGATTTTGCATACGATGATGACGGTAAAGCAATGCGTGATGCGTTATATGCCGAAATTCATGACCGTGTATCAGCAAAATTTGAACTGCGTAAACAAGAATTAGCATCAACTTTAGTTGCTAATCAAGAAAATACTGAAGATCAATCAGAAGAAGTTACTGAACAAGTTGAAAAATTATCAGAAGAATCTCACGATTATCATATGCACGCTAGTAAAGCACATGAAGCAAGTTCAAGAGCCGCAAAAATGTCAGAAGAATCCGAAAAAATGCGTGACTCCAAGTCTCATGAAAAATGTGCAAAATGTCATGAAGAAGCTTCAATGATGCATCATAAGGCTAAAGCTGAAGCATATCATCCACATCACATTGAACACCACAATGAGATGATTGACCATCACAATCATATGAAACGTATGCATAAAAGTTACTCAAGATAATAATGAAATCATTCAGTGATTTTAAGGTTAAGAAAGAAGAACCTCCTGTAGAAGTACAAGAGGAAACTCTATTGGAAGCCGTTGATTATGAAGATATTAAAGGTGTTTTAGTTGAAGCCAAAGAATCGGATCCACCTGCGGTTCTAGTTCTAAGAAGAAAAACTGTTAGACAACTTGGTAACAAACAAAAAGTGGCATTATACTTTGCGGATAAGATTAATAAATATGTAACAATAACTTATGGTAGTGGAGAAAACATATCAGCTACAATAGGCGAAGAATACGAAGAATATAAACCAAACATTATTGATGAACTAAATGATATCGTAGAAAATAATTGCAAAAAATCAATTATGTTGGAAGATGGCAATTGGAAAAACGTAAGCGTACATATGTCAAAATCTATATTAGAAGTTTATAATAATCATTTGACCAAAGAAAATAAAAAGATCTTTGCTGAGATGGCCATAAAAAGTGTGGCGGATTTTAATAGAGTGGTTGATTTTGTAAATAAAAATATAAAGTAAGAACATGTCAAATAAATTTACATACCAAGTATTGAGAGATACACAAACAGACGCTGTTATTAAGTTAACCGGCGTGTTTGACGGTACCTCAGGTGCTGAATTAAACGTTTCTCGTATACAAGCTAATACATTATATGGTGCTCTGGCAACAAATGGTTATCCATTGGCCAACGCAACAAATCAATTTGCAAACACAGCACTACCTTATTATGATTTACAATTAACAGGTTTAAAATATTATGTAAACTTCCCAACAACAAATGTTGGTGGTGTAGAAATATTTTGGTCAGGCAATAATACAACAGGTGCCGCTTCGGCTTACGCCAACTCAGCAACTATCTTTCATCTAAATTTACAAGGCGAATTTGGATTAGGTGAACAACTACCGTCTATCTTAAACAACTCAGGTACAGGAGCTGCAAATACAGTAGGTAACGGAGATATTGGTATTGCAACATCAGGTGGTACCGCCAATTCAGCGTATACATTAATTGTAACATTACGTAAGAATAACGCATACTACCAACGTGGTCAATTCAACGAGCCAGCAGCGTTCAACTTTGGTCAATATCAACTTACACCACATTCTTAGGACTAAGTATGTCAAACGCTTACACATATCAAATATTAAGAGATACAACAGAAAAAACTTTTATAAAGTTGACTGCCAATTTTGACGGTACTGGCCAAGAAAGCAATGCATACCGTATACAAGCTAATACACTATACGGTGCTTTAGATAATGTTGGTCAAGTACTTGGCTCATCAACATCTTCAAACGTTGCTCTACCTTTTTATGGTTTATCAATTTCTAGAATCGGTTATAATGTTGCCTCACAACAAAAAGGATATGTCGAATTAACTTGGACAAGTGCTAATACAGCGCAAACCGTTCCAATTATCAATATGGATCTATGTGGTAAATATGGTGAAGATGAGGGCCTGGTTTCATTGAAAAACAATGCCAACAATGCAACTGGAGATATCGGTGTTATAACATATGGCTTAACTGCCAATTGTGCATACACATTATTTTTAGAATTGCGAAAAGATAATGCATACTACCAACGTGGTCAATTTAGTGACCCAGCAGCATTCAACTATGGAACATACGGAATAAAACCATGAAACTAATCAAAGAAGTAGTAGAAACAGTACAGTACCTTACTGAAGAAAAAGACGGTAAGAAAACTCTATTCATTGAAGGTCCATTTTTAGTTTCTGAAAGAAAGAATAAAAATGGTCGTCTATATGAATACAACACTATGAAAAAAGAAGTTGGAAGATATTCAGAAGAATACATCAATAAAAATCGTGCGTTTGGAGAATTAGGTCATCCAGACACACCATCTATAAATCTTGACCGTGTATCTCACATGATTGTAGGTCTTAAAGAAGACGGTAATCAATGGATCGGCAAGGCAAAAATATTAGAAACACCAATGGGTAACATCGCCAGAAATCTGATTGAAGGTGGCGGTCAACTTGGTGTATCTTCAAGAGGTATGGGATCACTGAAAAATGTTAATGGTGTTAACATTGTTCAAGACGACTTTTATCTAGCCACAGCGGCAGATATTGTAGCAGACCCTTCTGCGCCTGGTGCTTTTGTACAAGGTATTATGGAAGGAAAAGAGTGGATGTTAGTTAATGGAATATGGACCGAAGAAGACCAAGAGAAATCTATTCGTCAAATTCGCCGTGCTTCAACTAAAGAGATTGAGGCTGTAAGTCTAAATATCTTTGAAAACTTCATCAGAAAACTTTAAATTAATAAATATCTAAACACAGAATCAAGGAGATTTTCAAAATGGGAAAATTAACAGACGCCGCTAAGCATTTACTAGAAGGTTCTAAAGAAACTTTCGATGCTAACATTGCACAGAAACGTGGCCAACGTGGGTCAGATGCTCACAAAAAAGGAGAAGTTGGTGACGACAAATTACCAACATCATCAGCATACGGTACGCATGATGCAGGTATCGTAGGTCATAGTCCAGAAGAAATGAATGATGAATTACCAGATTACTTAAAAGGTACTCCATCAGCAAATCCTCCTGGTGCAAAACCACCAGTTGGCACACAAAAAGATGGCGTGGGTGCTTCTAAACCAAAAAATCAACCACAAGAAACTATGGGTCGTACTGATGTTATGCATCCTGCTCAAACAGTTGCAAATCAATATGACAGTATTCGTGACCGTGTAGGTTCTCCATTGGCAAAACAATCAATGATGAAGAATCCAGGCGCAACATTTCAACACTATGATGGCGCACACACAGCATCAGAATCTTATGATTTCTCTGACGATGTTAACGCTTTACTAGAAGGCGAAAACTTATCTGAAGAATTTAAGAACAAAGCAACAACAATTTTTGAAGCTGCCGTAACTTCACGTATTGAAGCAATTGCTGAAGCAGTTGAAGATCAATTGACAGAACAATTTGAAGAAGCCATTGAACAAGTTAAAGAAGAATTAGCAGAAAAAGTTGATTCATATTTAAACTATATGGTAGAACAATGGATTGAAGAAAACCAATTGGCAGTTGACAATGGTTTAAAATCCGAGATCGTAGAAGACTTTATTGGCGGTTTACATAACCTATTCAAAGAACATTACATCGAGATCCCTGAAGACAAGGTAGATGTAGTTGAAGAATTGACATCTAAAGTAGAAGAATTAGAAGCCGAATTGAACGAATCTATCAATATTGCCGTTTCAATGAAGCAAGAATTAAATGAACACCAAAAAATCGAGGCTATTTACGCAGCATGTGAAGGCCTAACTCAGACTCAAGTAGAAAAATTGAAAACACTTGCAGAAAATGTTGACTTTACTACTGGAGAAGAATTTAACAACAAACTAGAAACTCTTAAAGAATCATACTTTAAAGCTGATGTTAAAGTTGCTGATAGTTCTGTTCTGAATGAGGGTGTTGAGATTGAAGAAGAAACTAAATCAGTTTCTAATGACGCTTCAATTGCACAATACGCAAAGACAATTTCACAGACTTTGGTAAAATAATAAATAAACTTACCTAAAAATAATAACAAGGAGTTAATAACTATGTACATGACTGAAGAACTACAAGCCAAATGGGCACCAGTTCTGGATCACCCAGAATTGGAAGCTATTAAAGATCCATATAAGAAAGCAGTAACTGCTTTAGTATTGGAAAACCAACATCAAGCAATGGCACAAGATCGCCGTATGTTGAACGAAGCCGATACAGGTCCAACAAACGTTACTGGTGGTGTTAACAACTTCGACCCAATCTTAATCAGTTTGGTCCGTCGTTCATTACCTAACTTGATTGCTTATGACGTTGCAGGCGTTCAACCGATGACTGGCCCAACAGGCTTGATCTTCGCAATGCGTGCTCGTTACAATAATCCAGGTGCACAAGGTGCTAACGGTGGTAATACTGGTGGCGGTGCTGAAGCATTCTATAACGAAGCTAACACAGTATTTACTGGTTCAAATTCTGCTGCAAACCCATACGGTTTCACAGGAACAACTACTACAGATACTGCAAACACTTTCCAAAACCAAGTTACATCTAATACAACAACTGGTATCGCAATGCCCACAAGCATCGCTGAATACTTGGGTTCAGATGGTAACACAGCATTCCAACAAATGGCATTCTCTATCGAGAAAGTTACTGTTACTGCTCAATCACGTGCATTGAAAGCTGAGTACTCATTAGAATTAGCACAAGACTTGAAAGCAATCCATGGTTTGGATGCTGAAACAGAATTGTCTAACATTCTCTCTACTGAGATTCTTTCTGAAATCAATCGTGAAGTTATCCGTACAATTTACAACAACGCTAAGTTGGGTGCACAATACGGTACAACAACTGCTGGTTTCTTTGACTTAGATACAGACTCTAACGGTCGTTGGTCAGTTGAACGTTTCAAAGGTTTGATTTTCCAAATCGAA